GAGCGAAAAAAGTTTTTCCCGTACTAGATTCTCCAGCAATTGCAGTGATCTTATTACTAGATATCCCACCAAAAATACTACCTGATACGAGTCCATTAAAAACCAGTGAACCCGTATCAACAAAGGATTCACTATCCGATATATCGGATGCGAGTTGGGTGTAGTCATCTCCTATCTCTTTTACAATGTCCTTTAAAAAATCCATTTCATATACCTAATAATTTTCGTTGGCGCTCAAAGTAACCATGAAGAATCCAAGAACTACTGTTCATTTTATCATCTCCACCTACACTCCAAACAAACTCTACACGAGGATTGTCACAAAACTTATCCACCTCTGGAGTATTCATTTTACCACGATCTCCTCCATTTGCAAAGATCACCTTTTCAGATATATCTAAACACTTCTCAATAGCCCCACAGGCCGAATTATCTGCATCATCCCAGGAAATAACCGCATCCACCATATCAAGGTGACGAATAATGTCTGCTCTCTCAGTCCAACACTGAAAGAACTGTCCCTTCTTCCGTGTTAACCAAGGATCTCCATTTAACCCTACAACAAGATAATTAGAAAGATCCTTTGCTCTTTTAAAATATGATATATGACCACTATGGATAGGATCAAACCCACCCGTAACAAGACTCAATTCTTTAAAGAACATTAAATAACCATTCCCCCTTCACGTAAAATTTTCTTATAAGGACCATTCGGATTCTTCTCTCTAACCTCCTTAACTTCTTTTAAAAGATGATAGAGTCTAGCATCCCCGCCCAAAGCAAGGGCTTTAACTATTGTCTCCAAATCTCGATCGTTGATAGGTAGGTCCATTTAGGTAAAAAAGGATTCCAAGTTTACAGTTTTCTCTACATTCCAACCAATCGCATCTAAAATAGATTTAAGTGGTTCGAGGAAGGCTTTATCAAATTGTAGATCGTAATCAACATACTTGTCAAGGCCGATCTCATGAGGAAAATCCTGAATGAACGAAATAATATTCTCGTGAATAATATTAGGTTTCTTTAAATAACAGAACTTAATCTTTTCGCCATTCTGAATAAGAGAGTACTTATTATCTAACTTATGTTTCTTAACATAATAATTATACAATAAAGCACCACGTATATGTATAGGAGTTCCTTTAGAGTATATTGTGGCGTGTGCCTTATACTTAACCACATCCGATGCAGAACGGGGAAAAGATATCTCTTCTGGTGGAAGGGTTTTAAACTTCTTCCGACTATTCTCAATGAAATCAATTACATCATCTTCACTTCCACTCATAATAATCTTTAGAGCATCCTTAATCATTGCCCTACAAGGTGCGGGAGTAGAGGATTTAACTGCCTCAATACCCATCATCTTTAACTTTGGTTCTTCATACCTGACACCCTCACTATCCCATACATTTAAAATGTAACGTTTTTTAGCAGTCCAGATACCCCTGTCAGCAATATTCTCCCGTGCCATAACCATCTTCTGATCATATGCATTTACGTAGGATGCCAGTTCTTGGTAAGCACTTTCAATATAAGGCTCGAATTCCATTTCACAGATCTTATTAAGGAACGTGACAACGCCCTCATTAGTTTTCTCTCTCCCCTGGTATACACGTTCAACCAAAGGACCCAAGTTAAGATAAATGGAATCGGTATCAGAAGCAATAACATAATCAACACCCTCAGTTTTTAAAATTTTATTAATATGAGCATTCATCCTATTCTCAATCCAGCGAATAGAAACCTGCCCAGACATAGTAATTGCTTCGGCATTTGCTAACTTATAATAGCGGAAGTACTGATTGCCGACAGCACCATAAGCACTATTAAGAGATATCTTCTTCGCCATTTGGATGTTGTTGCATCTTGCAATTTCCTTTTCCAGTGCCTTAGTGGGGGTCTTCTCATAATCCTTCTTTGCTTGAATCATTCTTTTTTTGAAGACCACACGGTCTCCATACATCTTATCCATCAACTCCGGTAAGAATCCACGCACGTCCTTCCTATATTGCGCTCCATTGGCACAAGTAGCATACTCACTACCAATCTCAGTCTCTTGCTTTAAAAACCTCTCAACGCTCGCGCCGGGACATCTAGCCTCCCGGAGGGTTTCCGGACTGATATTATATTGCATAATAAGATGAGGATAAAGGCTATTAAGGTCAAAAGAGACAACCCAATCATAGCGTCCTGGTTTCGGTTCCTTAACATAAGCCCCTGCGTACTTTTCGTTCTTTTGTGATCGGTTTTTAGGTGGAATTACAATATTTCTTTTCTTCAAATAATTATATATGATATTATCCCACATCCGCACCTGATAGAATACATCTGCATAATTAACCTTGGCATCATATGCCATAGTAAGGGCAAGTTCAATCAGTTTCATCTTGTCTTCCAGACGGTCAACAAGTTCCACGTCAACTATATTATACTCAATAAACTTCTGCCATCCTTTATTATAAAAATCTTTAAAGGTATCAAACTCACTGTGGTCAAGTTTCTTCTGACCAAGTTCTACACTAGCAATATAATCTAGACGATAAGATTCCTGTGCTTTATAAGTAAACTTCTTATAAAGATCCAAATAATCAAGTAAAGTTACACCACCAATCTCAAAACTTGTATGTTTCCGTCCCATCACGTAAATTTCGCCTTCGGTTACTAAACCCCAAGGAGACATACGTTTCATTAACTTCTCACCAAGCACCCGCCTCAGACGCTTACAAATATAAGGTATATCATATAGTTGAATGTTCCACCCAGTAATTACATCTGGAACATCCCGCATCCAATAATTAATAAAATTACTTAAAAGTTCGTGCTCAGTAGGACAATGATGATAAGTTACATCTTTCCTATTATTCTTAAAGGGCTTAATACCCCAAGTAATGATCTGCTTAGTTGTGTAATCTTGTATTGAGATTGCCAGGATCTCTTCCACACACGATTCAACGTCAGGGAAGCCCTGCTCAGACGCAACTTCAATATCCAAACTAACAAGCTTAATTTTAGATATGTCAAACTTGATTTCATCCTCCGGATATTTCTCCGAAATATACTGGTAAATATATCTTTCATGCCCGTATATCTCAAAGTTCTCAATATCTTCGTACTTCTTATAGAACTCACGACAATCCCGTACTGTTCCTGGATGAATAGGTTCAACTGAATCTCCGCTTAACGTCTTATATTTAGCTTTCTTTTTAGATTTGACAAATAATGTTGGAAAGAATTCATCTCTGTGCTCATATCTCTTTCCACCATCAACACCCCTCACCAGGAATTGATTCCCGATTAGTTGAACATTGGTGTAGAACTTCATTCTTTAGTAAGATCCAGGTATTTTTCAAGGAGTGTTGGGGTTGGTTCTGCCAACGTAAGTATCTTATCAGATCCCATCATAAAAGTGGTCTCCCTTGTGACACTTGTTAAAAAGGGTGTAAGAGTCTTCCCCTCAGTAACAACAAATGGGTTAATTAATTTACAATCAGGTTCTCCAATATCCGCAGAACCTACTTCATCTATTTCACTAATCAGAATCTGACTGTTTGCTAGTGCTAGAATCTTTATTTGCTTTTCCATAATTTACAATGTCCTCTAAATACATGTCCTTAAGTTTGATAATAGGTTCTACCATAGTAATTACCCAATCAGCAGTAATTGGAATAGTATCCTCTTTAGATAAAGGCATCCAAGGAAAAAGTGAAACCTGAAACCCTGCTTTATGCTTACTCCCCTCTTCTTCCCCAAGAGTTCGGGGATCTAGCATTTTGATAGTACAAGGTTTGTTGAGAAAATATCCAACCACTCTTCTATCTTCATTCTCACCTACTGCCATCTCAGTGACATCACAAATGATGTCTTCACCCGATTTAAGCAGTAATAGTTTAATTGACATGATGCCTATTTACCTCCATTTATTCTAACATAAAAAAAGAGGATCGTAAAGACCCTCTTATCCATCTCGAACTATCCCTATTTAGAGATAATCCTTACGTGTATGATGTTCAGGAACTATCTTTCCTAATTCTACGACCAGTAGTCCATCATCGAATCGGACTCCTCTGACCTCGGTATCATCCGAGATTGTCCAGACCCTATTGAAAGACCGCTGGGCCAGTCCTTTATGGACAAATTCTCCAGCATCTTTCGATTCCTCTTTTTTGCCTTCCACATATAATTTTCCAAACTCCGTATAGACGCATACTTCATCTTTCTTAAACCCCGCAAGGGCGATTTCGAGTCTCGATTCGACATTGTTTACTTGTACTAAATTATAAGGTGGATAATTAGAATGAGTTGGTTCATCCCAAAATCTATTGAGATAATCATCCATTCCAATACTGTTTCTACTTATCTTCTCAAAGAGTTCTGGAAGATTTGCAGCGTGATACCTGGCTAGTGTGCCCATGATTGTAGCTCCTTTAAAAGCGAGTTTGTGTTGTGTGGACCCCGAAGGCATCCATACCTATTTATAGCACATACTTCGCTTTACCAGGTTCGGATATTCCCCATATCTCTTTACAGTAATCACGTATTGATCTATCTGAAGAGAAGAAACCCGACCTAGCAGTGTTGAAAACCGACATACGTTGCCAGTTCTTCCAGTCCTTCCATGCACTACTTACACGATCTTGTGCATCACAGTAATCAGAGAAATCTGCCATTACACAGAAAGGATCATGATTCAATAGATTATTTAATAGTGGTTCAAACTTTTCTTTATCACCATTACTAAAATGTCCACCCTTAATAAGATTGATTGCTTCCCATAATTCTGGACTCATATAATGCTTCGGTTCATATCCGTTTGCCCATAGATCTGC